TTAACAGGTCTAAGTCAGCCATTTCTTGAGCCATATCTGCACGTACCTGAGCTTGAGATGCTTGTTGAGCTTGCACAACTCTACCTGCTGTAGCAGCTGCACCCCTTGGGTCACCCTCTACACCCGCCTGAAGTGCTGATGCACCTTGTTGAAGTAAAGCTTCTCTTTCAAGTTCATAAGGTTCTTTAGCAATAGATAAACCACTTAACATGTTTACCTCTAATTTTTTCTTTGCTTCTGCTAATGCTTTGGCTGCTGCTTTGTTTGCGTCACGCTCAGCTTGAGCTTGCTTACCTGCCTGAATAAAGCTGAAAGCTGAACCAGCTGCTGACATCCCCAATGCTGCTATAGTTGTAAATGCTGCCATATTATATTTTTTTTATCATTTCGTGTGTGTAAGAATCTCCCTTTATATATCCTAATTCTTCGTATGTTTTACTTAAACCTTCATGTCTTAAAAGCGCATATATATAAACACTTCCATTTTCCTGACAGATGTTTGTTAGAACAGCTATCAAAAACTTAACCGCCTCGTGTCTTAACTGGGTGTCCTCTATTTTTTTGTCGGATATAATCCAGTCTACCCACGAAACTTTTGAGTTGGTCATGTACATAAAACCAGCGCAAATAGGCTGGTCATTGTGTGTAACCATTACTCCTCCTACTCCATCGTTTGGTAAAAAATCTTTAGGCGGCGGTTGCCAATCCCAATCTTTCCACCATCCTACCAAAACATCCTCATAATCTGAAGGATTTAATTCTTTTATATTAAAGTCCATTCTATGCAAAGATACTAATTTTTACGGATAGCTTTTCATTACATCGCTCTCTACCGCAAACAATTCCGTAGCTTGAGTATTAAAGTTAGTTATAGTAAATATACAATAATGTCCTAGTAAACCATGAGACTCAGCCTCAGAACTTTTAATAAACATAATGTATGGGTCATTTAGCGGAAATGTAACAGTTCCTTCTGATGTTGTACTAACTATTAATTTGTTAATACCACTCTGTAAGTCTACGTTTATTTGAGTAACTACACCCCCATAATTTAATTCTGTATAAGAAGGGAGAGAATGGTATATATAATCACCTACACTTATAATGCTTCCTATAGATACTAGTGGGTTAGTAGAAAAACTCAAGGTAGTTGTGCCCTCTGTTATTTCAACGTTAGATGTTTTACCAATACCGTTTGCGCTTCTTGTTGCATATTGCCCCTCAAGCGCTGGAACTTTTCCTTCTTGTCTTAAATAAGCAAAGTAAGAACCTTCTTTTTTAACAAACCATGAATCCCTCATATATCCATTAATCTGTATATCAGTCTCCAAATAAGCTTCCCAAGCATTGTCTGATTCTAAATTCAAAGTTTTAAATATTTTGTTTTCAAGAGGGTTTTGATTAAAAACAGTTGTAATAGAAGAGTGATATTGAGCTCCATAGTAATTGTTTCTTAGCTCATTTACATTGTGTTGAAATAAATTTCCCCCATTAAAAGTATAAAAATAGTTATTCATTCCTATCATATACTCTGGTATATAAGAATAAAACGAAGGCCAACCTTGCGCGCTCTGACTATAAGATAAAGTCCATTCAGTTTTTACAGGTGAAGGTATAGGTGGTACAACACTTGTAGGAGCTGGAGTAGGTGTTGAAGGCGCTACTGTTGGCACAAAACTAGGAGTGTCACACTCAGTAGAAAACCTTAAATTGTTCAGACCCCCCATGTAATCACCATTTGTATTTTCAGGATATAAAGTTTGGTAGCTTATACTGTTAAAATTATTATTAACCACGAGCGTTATCGTGCCAGAATAAAAATCATAAGTGTTTCCGTCTAAACCTGTGCCTCTTTTTTCAAGTTTAGTTCCAGTGTATGAAATTAAATTTTCAACTCCATTGTTCAAAAAGGCAATTGGCCACCTTTCTGGTACACCTTCAATATTATACACCCCAGTGTTAACATTGTAAACCCCGTAACGAGCGCCTATTATATAAAACCTAGGAATGGTAGTTCCACTTAACAATTCTACTGGGTCGGTGACATTTAATTCATTATTTCCTATCAAACACAAAGATGGAATTTCAGGGTCTGTTGGAGGAGGTGCAACAGGCGCGACTGTTGGTGTTAAAAACGTTGCACAATCAAGACAATCAGAAAAAACCATAATTCCTCTTATATCTAAACTAGAAGAGTTGGTTGTTGACACTCCATTATGCCAACATATTCCATTGTAAGCAACTGTAGGTTGCCAATTATAATTAATATCTCCTCTAAAAATTACTTTTTGACTAGCATTGTTACAGTTTTCATATTCATAATACTCATAACCAACAAGAGCTCTGGGGTCTCCATCTCCACACCTTGTAAAACATTCTATATCTTTTGTATCCCATTCACCTGTTATTGAATTTCTTTGTATATATTCCTTGACTGGAAGTGGGTCAGATTTAACACAATATACTTTAAACTCGTTTGGATTTAATTCTATTGTTGTTTCATTCCCATCACAACAAACTATATTCCAAGAACAAGTTGTAGGACCTTCTGTAAGATTTCCCCTATTTCCCGCTGCCTCTAAGTCACATGAAAAACGTACTGATTTACATTCCATAAACTATTTATTAATGTACAAATTTACAAATTATTTACTTGACTTTTAATCCAAGCGTAAGTTAGAGCTACCCCTTCTTTTAGAGGACGTGCATATTCAACTAAATTTACTTTATGCTTATATAAATTATTATTACTATTACGGCCGCGCACTCCCAACGGTCCGTCTATATGTAGTTTATTTAATTTTTTACCATCAACCTCGCAAGCATAATCTACCAATTGGTTTATTGTAACCATTTCTTCTGAACCTATATTGACAGGACCTTCAAACTGAGAATTACAAAAATCTATTGTGGCTTTTATACAATCATCTATATAAAGAAAACTTCTTGTCTGCTCTCCATCCCCCCATATTTCTATCTCTCCTTTACTCATTGCTACTTTTCTACACATAGCAGCTGGCGCTTTTTCTTTACCACCCTGCCATGTACCTTCTGGTCCAAACACGTTATGGTATCTTGCTACCCTAACTTTAGTTCCGCTATCTCTTGCTAAAGCAGCATACAATCTCTCACTAAATAATTTTTCCCATCCATACTCTGAGTCTGGATTTGCCGGGTAAGCTGAAAATTCTTCGCAGTTTGGATTGTCGGCATCCATCTGATTATGTTCAGGGTATATACACGCGCTGCTGCTAAAAAAAACCATAGGTATGTTTTTTTCTTTTATTATACGCGCTACATTTAAATTTATAGTAGCACTGTTAAGCATTACGTTTAAATCATTTTCACCTGTAAATATATAACCTGCTCCTCCCATATCAGCAGCCAACTGATATACTTCATCCGTATCTTCTGCTATACACTTATTTAAATCTTGATAATTAGTTGCATCTAATTTACAAAACTCGTCTGCTTCTGTTGCGCTAAACTCAGGAAGCTTTACATCAATTCCCGTAACGTAGTTACCCATTAATTTTAATTTCCTAACTAAATGTGAGCCAATAAAACCGCCAGCCCCTAATACTATAATTTTTTTCATAACTTATAATTTAAAATATACTTTTTCCATTGAGATGCTTTTTTAGGAGAATTAAATGTATCAAAATACTTTACAATATCCCTATCGTAACCTGAAAGCTGAACATCTTCTGACACCAGTCTCCTATATTTTTCTTCGCTACCTGGTAAATTGTTTCTGTAACAATGCCAAACTAAAGCTTCCTTGCTATAAATAACTTTATGATTGTACATAAAAGCTAAACAACAAATAATTTCTTGGTCAAGAAAAGGGTGTAAATAATGATTGTATGTAGACAATTGATTAAACATTCCAGTTGAAAAAATATTAGCTCCACTAACAACAACAGTTTCTTTAAATTCTTCTTCGCAATGCTCACCTATACCTTGTATTAAAGATTCTTCTGTTATGTTTTTTGGAACATTAAAAGTATTAATTTCTCTCATCCCGGTATAAGTATCATAACTTTCTTCAAAATCAAAGTGAGGCGGAAAACCTGTAAGTACTATGTTTTCTTCAAATGACAAATATTTTTCTATATATGTTGTGTCCCAATTTTTTTTAAATCTAGAATGACTATCAATAGTTAAACTAAAATCTTCGCCTTCATATAGATTTTTATTTATTTCGTTTCTATGCCAACCAGTTCCTTTGCTTTTACTAAAATGTCTAAAAGTGTATTTAATATTTCTATAAGAATCAAGTTTATTGTTATGAGAATCATCTTGTTCGCTAACTCCTATAAATATATTATCTGGGTTTTTTGCCTTATCATAAGCATCTTCAATGGTATTAACCAAATCAGGGTCTCTATAGCTTGCAATATTTATAAATATTTTATACATCCCAATAATATGAATACAACTTATCCCATCCCCAATCTTCTTCAACCCATGGATATTTTTTATACTGTAAATTTTTTCTACTAAAATTATTTCCAACCCTAGGGTTTGTTAAGTTACCCATGCTTGCACGATTGACATGAATGTAATCCGAAAAAGTGGAAAGCTTACTGCCTAAAAATTGTAACGAATTACTACATATAACCTGGTCTAATATAGTAGCATCTAATCCTGATAGGTTCGCAAAAAAATCATTTAAAAAATAAATTTTATATTTTTCTTTTAAAAAATCAAATATAGATTTATCTTTTTCATCGGTTGCTATGTACAAAGGTAAGTCTTTTATAAATAAATTTTTTTCTAAAAACAAAGGTATTTGACTTAGAAGACCTACGGTTTCAGGGCGTGTGTTTATAAAATCACCACGCCTAATATGTAAAGAATTAAATCCTTTTAATTTTTTGAGCACAGGAACTACTGCTTTGTTGTATTTTTTTTTAAACTTAATACCTTTTAACATTTTTTTTCTTAGTTCTTTGCTTTGTTTATCAGATGAACAATAAACACTGTGGTAAAAATGACCAAACAAATTTCTAGGAAAATGAATAAATTTGTCTTTATAGTTTAATGAATAAGGCTTTCTTTCTTGACTAAATTCTTTAAAGTCATCTAAATTTTTAATTTCATTATATAATGTAAAGCCTATACAGCTAGGTAAAGGATGTAATTCTTTGTATTCGTCTGTAAATGTTAATATTTTAGCCACGTTTTCAATACCATAAAAATAAGTTAATCCTTTATCTAGAGACCTGTATTCTGGAACATCATAATACTTAACACAATTAAATGTTGACATAAAGACTTCTTCATCCCATATATCAAAAATGTCGACATAAGTTTCTTTTTTATCCCAAGGATTTATAGCATTAAAATATATTCCAGGAGGTATTATAAATTTTCTGTTTGTAACTTCTGATATAGATAAAGCAATTTCAAGCGACATCCTTACGTTGGCATAACCAGCCCACCAAGGTTCGCTTGATATATACTTATTCGACATAAGCCCAATCTTTTAATTTATAATGAACGTAAAAGTTTCTGAAATAATTGCCACCAAAATTTTCTAATCTTCCGTGTTCACAAACTGCTGACTCATATAGTATCATATCTCCTGGCTGTGCATACACTTTATACCATTCTCCATCGTGTCCTTGAATATCTAAAGGCCAATCATCTGCATATTTTTTATTTTGACATCCGCACGTTAAATCTTTATCAACTATAATTATAGATGAAATATGATGTGTAGCAATTCTATCAACATGAGAGGCTAAAACCGCTCCTTTTTTATAAGAACGTATACCATATATGTATGAAGCCTGTAAAGGTTCTTTAATCCAATCCTCATGCGTAGAAAGAAGCTGTTCGTGTATAATACTTTTTACACTAGAAAGGTGGTCAAAAGACATAATCTCTGAATCGCCAGAGGTTATGATATCTTCTTTGCCTTCAAATTTTTCCACTGTACTTTTTTCTTTTAAAAGCTCATAAGACTCTCTAATTAAATCCCATGTTTTGCTTGGGCATTTTATAAGAGTAAAACCATTTTCACTAAATGTAGGAAAATCATCTTTACTACTAAATTCTTTTTTTACAGTTTTAGTGGATTTTGATTGATTTGCTTTTATTATATAAGATTTGTTTGCAAGCTCTTCTACGGTTTCTTGAGCATCTTGATTTACTTCTACTTTTTTAACAACATTTTGTTTGGGTGTTTTTAAAGATTCATTATATAACCTTTCATCTCCAATCCCATCCCATTTTTTTTCTCTCCACCAAGATGTTACAATATATTTTTTACCTAAATCTACCTCAACACCTTCATGCAGATATTTATCTTGAAGTTTCCCATCTTCCATATTACGCCACCATATAGCCATTCCTGGTTCAGGTTCTACAATTTTGTTTAAAGTAGGAAAGTTTGTACCCCCACCTTTCTCTACATTATTCAAATATATCATTAGAGTGTGCGTCCTATTGCCGGACGCTTTACAGTGCATATCATAAGCAGGTCCAGTAAAAAAATCATTGTGTGGTTTAAAATATTCTCCTGGTTTATATACCTGTCCCTGTAACGCTTCCCCTTTTTCTATATTTAAATTTAATTCTAAAGCTATTCTCTCATGTATATCTTTCATAAGAGGGTGATGCATATCTAAATTAGATGTGCTTGAAGTTCTGTGATTAGTAATTGAGGCTCTTTCATCTCCAGACGCTACAACTGAAGACCTGGAGTTATTGGATTCAATCATTTGTATCAACACCTCGCATTCAGCGGGTGTTAAAAAATGTTTTATTTCTTGCATTAGATTTAATTAAATTAAAATTAAAGTTACCAATAAAATATTAAATTTCAAAAGATTAAGGACACGGGGTACATAAAGTGGTAAACGTTGAACCATTCCAAAGTCTTTCATTTCCACCAATGCTCACGTATGCAGCTGAGGTATATATTACGTTACACCCAGATGTAGTTCCATAATAAACTGTTGCTGTACACAAATCACTGGTGTCAAAATAATGAGTATCAACTCTAGTTGACTGACAAGCATCTGCTCCTGAAATAGTACTCCTACTTCCTGTTAACCCAAAACAATTAATTGTTGGCGCAACAGTTGGTGCTGCAGTCGGCGCAGGTGTTGGTGCAACAGTTGGTGGTGGTGGAGCAGGTTGTGATGGAGCTGGTGTTGGTTGAGTGTTAACACATGTTGTACAATCGACATAAGCAGTAACATAAGCATTTGAATTTATTGTTGCTGGAACATCCTCTATTATATAACAGAAACCATCAGGCATTAAAACGGATTGTCCTATATTAAGTATTGTAGAAGAAACGATTTGTGTATAAACAGGTGTGCCGACACTACAAATACTTACTGAGTAATAATAATTTGAAACCACTGGAGTAGGTGTTGTTGGAGGATTAGTTGGAGCAACTGTTGGTGAAGCTGTAGGCACTACTGGAGTACAAGAATTACAATCTGTGTTTACTGATAACACAGTTGAACTACAATCTGAAATTGTGTTTACTGCTTTAATTTCCCAACATTTAGTTCCATCAAATCCTGGACTACATGAACCTCCAGTTCCTCCGCTTAATTTTAAAGCTAATCCTATAGCGTTTGTTCCAAACGTTCCATTAACGGTTACATAAGCACGTGAGCCTGGACCTGGATTATTACAATCTTCTACTTCAATATTGGTAGTAGGAGCAGCTGTTGGAGCAACTGGCGCTGTTGTTGGAGCGACCGCACATGTAGTTATAGTCTGAACAACACCTGATGAATTAATTAAATATTTATCATTTGAAGGTTGTGGTAAAAGACCTAAAGTGTTTGAAATACTATACCATTCAAAACCTCCGTTAAATACTGTAGTTTTTGAAGAGTTAGCATATAATGTATCTCCAACTATAATTTGACCAACCGTTGCTCTATCAGAGAATACAAAGTAATCTGTTCTAGCATTACAAGCCGCAGCTTCTGTATATCCTTGTTGTGGTAAACCATTAATAAACATTGATGGGTTTTCACAATCAAAACAGTTATTAAAGCTTGTTAGAGACTCAACATCAATTGTTGTAGTTTGAGTTGTAGTTACCGGACTAGAGTAACAAATATTATTATATTCAACAAAACTAGGGAAGCTAGCGGTTGTAGTAAGTTTTCTAAACACTTGCGTTGTAGACGTTTGACATTCAGTATACTCAGCGTAATCATATTGTGGTACTGCCCCACAACCACTACAACTTGAATCTATAGTGTTTAGTGTTACATTAGAATCATGATAAATAGAAGCGTCATCTACAATTTCCCAACATGTTGTGCCAGTAAATTGAGGGTTAGGACTACTAGCTGGACCTGTTATTTTTATAGAATTACCATTTGATAAAGTTGGAGCAGCTAACCCTGTTACCCTTACATAATAAAGAGGACTAGTTGTAAAACATTGTCTAATTTGAATATCTTGAAATGACGGTGCTGTTGGCGCGACTGTTGGTGCAGGTGTTGGTGCACAGTTTACAATATTAATTACTACCCCAGAAGAATTTATTAAAAACGCATAACCATTGTCTAAATCAGGATAATGACCGTTAACATTAGTTACACCATACCATTTTAAACCTCCATTCCAAATGTTACTTAAACCAACATTTGTAAATAAAACGTCGTTTACTTGTACAGAAGCAACATTAGCTCTTGAAGTATAAATAGAAACAGACGTTTGTAATAAACACGCAGCACCTGATGAACCTTGACCACTACCTTCAGTATTTGTTGAAAACAATTGAGTTCCTACCGGTGCTGCAGTCGGTGCAGGTGTTGGTGTTGGCGCTGTTGTTGGCGCAGGAGAAGGGGTAGTTGCCAAACAAGTAGCACAATCTACAAAATCAAGAAGTCCTGCAACATCATTTGTAGACGTTAATACCGTAGTTTGTGGGTTATCCCAACACTTATCATTAAATTTTACCACAACAGGAAAAGAATTTCCTGATATAATTCTAAACACTTCAGTATCACCAGTTCCAAAACAATCAGAATAAACTTTATAATCATAAGACACGGCTGGCGCAGGCGTAGGTCCAGGCGCTGTTGTTGGCGCAGGTGTTGGTAGACAAGCAGTACAATCAACATAGCTTGGTAAACTTGTTGCGTCAATAGTAGAAGTTGAACCTGTTGCTTGTGGGTTAGACCAACATATAGCGTTATAAGTTACAACGTTTGGAAAAGATTGTCCGGTTTCTACTCTAAACACTTGAGTGCTGCTACTGCTACAATCAGTATACTCCCTGTATTCAAAAGTTGCTGTACCACAAGAAGCACAATCATTAAAACTAGAAAGTCCAGAAACATCAACCGTAGAAGTCGACCCTGTTGCTTGTGGGTTTTCCCAACATAAACTATTATATTGTAAAACGTTTGGAAAAACTCCTCCAGAGACCACTCTAAATATTTGTGTATTTACTCCTCCACATTCAGTATATTCTCTATAATCATAAGACACAACCGGAGCAGGCGTAGGTCCAGGCGTAGGTCCAGGCGTAGGTGTTGGTGCAGGAGAACAAGCTGTACAATCAACATAACTTGGTAAACCACTAACATTAATAGTTGATGTAAGTCCTGTTGACTGAGGGTTAAAATAACATATATTATTATATAAAACTGTTGCAGGAAATACTCCAGCGGTAACCACCCTAAACACTTGAGTTCCGCTTACACCGTCGCAAGCCTCATATATTCTGTAATCAAAAGAAATTGGCGCAGGGCTTGGAGATGGTGATAAACAATTTGGACAAGTTGTTTCTGCATACAAAATTCCAGATGCTTGTTGTCTATAAATTGTTTGGTCAGAATACCAGCCGTCAGGAGCAAATGTTGATAGAGCTTCGTCTAAGTATAAAGCAGTTGCATTAGAAAAACTAGCTGAGCTAAAATAATATGTTCCTGTTGTTGCTGCCATTTATAATTTTACAAAGTTAACCATTTTATTATATTGAACATCTTGAATCTCCACAACCTGAAACAATTACTGTAATTTCTCCATTATTCCCATTACCATCTGTTGCGTATAATGAAGCACAACCAGCAACCGCACCACCGCTTGAATACTGAACTTCATCTCCCACTACCACTCCAAGAGTAACATCAGACTTTAAGTATACAGCTTGCAGGCTTGTACAATCAATTCCTATAAAATAATTATAAACAGGAACAGTCGGCGCAGGTGTTGGTGCAACAGTCGGCGCAGGTGTTGGGGTAAACACACAATCACAACACGTCTCAAAATAACTTAAAGGTGAGTAACATAATTCTTGTTCATTAGACTGTCTTAAATCATATAACAAATAAAGTTTATTTCCTTGTGCAGGTAAAGTAAAATCAGCTGTATATAAATTTGGAGCTCCTGCTGAATTTATTGGCGTAGCTTCTACTGAAGCTGCTAAAAGAATATTTATATCAGTCGAGTTGTTTTGATACAAAGCATCTGTTCTTAAATATCTAAATTGATTTTCTGTAGGGTCAAACTGAAAATTATCAAAATTAATTTTGTTAGACCTCATAATAATTGTAGCTCCATTTGGAGGAATAATGTTTGAACCTTGAGCGCCTTCTAATTCTCTATATTGAGAAATAATAGGGTCGTTAGGACTAGTAGCAAAAGTAACCAAATCACTTTGTGTTGGAGATGTTATAACTGAGTCTTGCCATAAAAACTCTGTATGAGAAAACTTACCAGCATTTGCATTAGTAGTTAAAGTAACGCTATAAATACTAAACGACTCCGGCTCTGGACATTTAGTTGTAATTTGAATAGTATCGTCTACAATTGAATCACTCGAAACAATTAAAACAACCTCAGTTGGTGTTGGATTTGGCTTTGGAAACACTAAAGTTCCACTTTGATAAACAACTCCTGTTGTATATGTTACACCATCATAAACCGCATCAATAGTATAGCCAGTTCCAGAAGTTTGACCTTCCGTTTCTAAATCATCACCTCCTTCAGTAATTATTTGCTGCTCTGTTCCTTCAGTCACAATTAAATCAGTATTTTCAAATGGTATTACATAATCAATCTCTACATAATAAAGTTGGTTTTCAGGACCAATATCTTCTCCAATTTCAACACAATACACATATTCTTGTCCAGCTACAATAGTTACATTTTTAGTAACACCACAAGCCGTGCATAATTCTGTTTCAGGTTTTATAATTGTATTAGTGCTAAATACATACTCGTGCATGTAAGGGTCATAACCACCTAATTTTTGAGTTGCAGAAGCTTCGGAAAATAAATCTCTAAACCAACTTCGCATACCTTCATTAGATATGATTGTTAAGATTTCGTTTTGAGCAGACGTACCAGTTAGCTTAACAACTACGTTTCTTTTAGCGTCAGTAAAATATTTATTTTCTCCAAAAGCAGCAAAACTTTCGGGATGATTACTTATACCATACTGCTCTATCCTTGATATTTGTTGTCCTAAAACCTCCGGAACTGAAGTTACAACACCTCCTCCAGTAGAATCGGATAATAAATTTTTCCCTGCTAACACATAAGATATTTTATCTTCTTGTAAAACAAGTATATCTGTTTCTCTTGCAAATAATTTTTCTACATCACCATACGTTTCTTCAAGTGGTTTAAAATTTAATAAACCTAAATTAAATTCATTTAAACGATTTACGTTTGATTCATCATTAAAAACCCCACTATAAGTTAAATCTGCAAACCTGTGTGCAGCTTTAAATTCTTCATTTGATGTGGAGAAAACTCTATTTCCTAAATTAAAAGATGGTTCTTTTATAGAGTCTTTAATCCTATAACTTTCAACTCCATTTCCAAATGTATAACAGTTTGCAAATCCCGTGTCAATAATTGCAGGTTGAACGTTAGTTTGGTTTTGTACGTTTCCTAAATGATAATCTCCATTTATGTCAAATGATTTACTATTTTCATACCAGACATCTGGTAAAGCATCAACGGGTTTTGTTTCAAAAACATACATTGAATCTGTTCTGTATACAGTAAATGAAACTTGTAATTCAGAACGTTTGTTGGCTGTATTTGAACAAGACCTTCCACCAGAAACAAGCATATAAATTAAATTGTTACCATTTGCATCTTGATTTGATGTGTCTTCAAACATTCTAAAATAAAATATTTCTTCAGGGTCATTAGCCGTAGCTCCAAATAAATTAGCATTTGCAATCTCTGCTTTACTTGTTTTATCTGATGTATAAACATTTACAGCTCCAAGTGGAGGAGCAGCTACTGAATTAGTAGTAGAAATATATTCAGTTTCAATTTCAACTGAACCTGTAGTATCACCAATACCTTCATCCAAAGTTTGGTCAACGTTATCTCCATTAAACCAATCTATCATATTAGTATAACTTCTTGATGCTGTAAAGTCTTTTTCTAAAATATAATTTTGCCTTTGACAAGTAGACCCAACAACAGCTGAGCCTCCATTTCTCTGAAACTCAACACGCATTGTAATTCTAGTTCCTACAGGAACATCATACACATCATAAACAGGAGTTGTTGCAGATTGATTAGTAGCTGTAAAAAATGGAAATGCTACAACTGGATAAAAAGTATCTTCTCTACAAATAGCTTTTTTTTCAGGAACAGAAACAATAGCGTCGTTAGATTCAACGGCAGCAAAATTTGAAGCATTTATCTTCATGTAAGTTCCACCAAACACTTCTATTTCATTTCCTGCAGCATCAAAAACATCTATAAACCCTGATGCTTTAGGTTCTTTTTCTAAAACGGTAGCTATAGCGCATCTGCTAATTGGCCCTCTAGCATCAGATTTAACAATTAAACTATCTCCTGACTCAACTTTATTTGCGTTTTCACCATCAAGTAAAAAATAACTAGCTCCTGTGCCAGACTCTCTGTAAACAATATTACTATAAATAGTTTGATAATCAGTTGCGGTTGGTTTAATAACAAACTTATACTTTGTCGCCCAATATGGAGCAAGTTGAGTTGGCGGTATATTAACCTGAATACTATTTTTTGAAGAGGATACACTGCAAGGTAAGTTAACTGAATTTAATGGACTTACTTGTGCTGTAGACGCTCTGTTAAAGTCATCCATATAAACCATTCCTATCTCATATCCTCTGTTACTATGTAAACTTCTAGCTGTTGCAGATGATTGAAAAGTAACAGTGGCATCAGTTAGCCTATGATAAACAAATAAATAACCATTGCTTACAGGGTCTTCATAAACGGCTGCTAATATTTGTAACCCAAAAGTATTGCTATTTTCAGAGTAATCTGTTCTTATTATAGGCTGCCCTACAGTTACCGCAGGAACATCAGTAGTGCTTGTTACACCTGTTTGAATTAAGTTTGTATAATTAGAGTCAAAAGACTGCGGAAGAGCTAAGTTAAAAACATCTGTAAGTGTGTTTCCATTAGCTGCATTTGCTACAGTTTGAATTGTAGTTGGGCTACCTATTTTTTCATAAAAATCTGTGCTGTTTACTAAGTCATAAACACTATCAAAATCTTGTTGTAAAGTATAACTCCAATTAACAAAATAATTTCCAGTAGAAGCAGCTGCTGGCGGACCTCCTTGAGCTACAACAGAGGTTGAATATTGAAACCCAAAAGAAAAACTAATAACAGTACCTGTTTTTAATTTTGAACCAAATGCTACGACTGAACTCATGTCTACATTAATAACACTGTCATCAATATTTATAGGAGGAGGATTTCCTGTAGCTCCATAATCAATAGAGTACAAGCCTAAACCCTGATTTACCGGAAATGTAATTAAATCAATTTCTTCTGAAAGTAAATTTAGATTATATTGAAAGTCAACTTTTCCACCAAAAGATGTAATTAAATCATATCCTTCAAAATAATTACCATACACCAATCTGTTTCCCATCAAAGTTTGCGCTTTAGCAAGCTGAGGAACGTTGTCATATAATCTTAGTATTTCAGAATCAGGTAATACCGTAAATATTTTTCGATTAGTAAAAGGAGTGGATTCTCGTGTTTCATTAGAACCAAAACCATTTTGTTTTTTGTTTATATTTTCTATTACCTTAATAGTATTAGAGTCTGCTTCTTTAAACACTAATTGAATATCTGTTACTTTACTACTTCCAGTGTTATAGGTTATGGTTAAGGCGTTGTTTTGATTAACCATTCCTTCATTTAAGTAACTGTTTACACTAAAATTAAAGACACTAGGTGTAAACGTAGGTTCTGTAAATTGAGATATAGCTGAATATTCATTGTTTTCATATTTATACCTATAAGCAAAACACAAAAATTTATCTTGTAAATATCCATCTGTTATTGAAGAAACATAATACAGGTTAATTGTCGGCGCGCTAGTAGGCGGTTTTCTAATAACTAAAATATCATCTTTGTTAAAATCATCCACAAGTACCGCAGGTCTGGGGTCTCCATAATTTTTATTTATGTTAATTACTCTTGGAGGATTGTAATTGTCTGTAAAAAAAACTAAATTATCTATCTTATTAACTGCAGTAACTAAATATTTAGAGTTAAAATTTAGAGTAGTGTTTATTCCATTTCCATCATCTATACTAATTACATGATAAATAAGCTCACCTGTTTCAACATCAAAAGAAACAATTAAATCCAATTTACCTGTAGCTCCTTGTGTAAATGCTGGGTCATGAACAAACCAATATATAGCTAAATTAGCACCATCTTCAAAAGCTCCTATACACCTTGCTTCTGAGCTTAATGGAGTTCCATCTACATATTGTAAAGCCGTTAAAGGAACGTTACCTTTAGAGTTTTCTACAGCGCCTATTTCTGAGTCTTCAGTAGAGCCAAGCCTAACATTAAACGCATTAATATATTCACCATTTGGAACAAGCCTTTCATCAAGGCTTTTATTCATTCGGCCCGCTATAAAATTTCTTTGAATGTTTGCCATTTTATTTTAACCACTTATCTTCACCTCTAAGATTCATAAGCAATCTACTAGGGTGAATGTTACTTAATCTGATTTTAGCATTTCTTAATAAAGCTTGTTTGTTTTTTCTAGCTCTATTAATAATATACTCTTGTACTCCAAATTTACTATTTAAAATAGCATATTGTATATAAGCATATATATAATCTTCAAATAATTTATTTACACTTATTTTAGAGTCATCACCGTTTTCCATACCATCAGATATATACTGTAGTACACATTGTTGGTTTGCCATAGTGGAATCAAAATTAATAACACCAGATTTTTTATCAATAGTAAATGTAGGGTTTATATTAGCTGTTTCAGTATTTAAACCATATCTAGCTCCTATTCTGTAATTGTAAATGTCACTATCATAATTATATGCATTAGGATTTACATTTTCATCTATCTCATCATTTAAATATATACTCCTTAATGAACCGTTTTTTCTTTCTGTATCTAAAGTTGAATCAACTTCAGTTGCATTACCATCACCATCATAAGAAAATGTAGCTGTAGCAGATTGAATATAAGACACAGCTGATTGAACTTGAATATTTTCCGTTAATTCCCTTAACACGTTATCTTTTAATAAATAAAGCTTAACCCAATTAACGTAATCAGCAGGTAAAACAAATCTTAAATCGTCATATACCTGTAACTCTAAAGACTTAATTTCTTTAAATGCGTCATAGTTTAATTCTTGTATACCACGTTTTGCATGAAACAATATTTTAAATCTATTTTCATTGTTAATTAACTCATGGTTTCCAGCATATATTAATTCAAAATTATTAACTATATCTTTTAAAGTAACATATTGGTATGAACCCCAATTTTCATCCGTAGGATTTACACCATCATTAGTATAATATTTTTGTTGATTTATATAAGCCATAATTAAATATTAGTTTGATTTTGTTGTTGTTCTTCTATTTGGCCAAACTGAAATACGTCAGCCTCTCTTATTGATATTCCTGCGTATTGCAATATTTTAGCTACTAAATTATTTGTATCATCAACAGGTAATTCAAAATCTTGGTAATCTGATTGTGTTTGGTCAAACAATGGCTCACCTCCATATAATGTTACATACGTCCATTTTGGGTCTTTTGGATATCTGATGTAATGAGCTTGTATATCATTTACTCCATTAAAGGTGTTTGGATAAATAGCTATTTCATCAGCTTCTTGTGTATAAGCGGGAAATGTGGCAGAAGGTGATGTAAGTAATGAACTATTTAACATAGTAATTTTACTATGAGTGACTTTTTCAGCTTCACCTTTTAGACTACCTCCAGAAAAACACAACACTTTGTTTAACAAATAATAATCAGACCCTGTTGTAAATTGTGATGGTAAAAAATAAACGTTTTGAGTTTTTTGCGTTAAGAATGATGTGATAGAAAAAGTATCTATAACTTCTTCGTATCCTTTTTTAATATCAGCATATCCTGTCCCAGATATCCTTGCGTTCTCTTCATTTATTTGCTGATTATATCTTATAAAATATTCATCAAATATATCTAGCTGTGCTTGTTTAGCAAACAAATTAAAATCACCTGGAGATATATATCCGTAGTTATTTTTATTGATAATAGCAAGTACAGTATTTCTTACAGAGTTTATCATTTGAAAATCTTTTTACAAAGATACATAAAATAAAAAAGCACCCTGATTTGGGTGCTTTCCTGTCGATAGTAAAGGAAGGATTATATTATTAGTTCCAAGCTAATCCAGTTACAACGTTAGGCGGCATTAATGTTGGCGCCGCATTTGTGTAAGACGTGCTCATTAAATCTACTAGAGCAGCTACAAAAAAGTTTTGCATTGCAACTCCTGTTGAATCGGCAGCGTGTGTAAGGGTTACCTTATCAGTAGCTGC